CTTGGTGCCAAAGCCAATACAACTTGACCAACTTTTGGTTTGACTTTGTCATCAACACTTATCCAGTTGATATTATTCATCGAACTATTGTCTTCCATAATTACCTCCAGCAGCGGCTAACTGTAATCAGCAGAGCATGAGGGGCTACATGTCTTTTGGCACCGGTGCCTTTTTTTGAACGGCTTGCCGCATATCGTGCATTTCGGTATGTCTTTGATTTTTTCCGTTTTTTCCATTTTGTTCTCCATTCGGTTCCGGTCAGAAAATGGTTGAAACAGCGTCCATGAAGCCCACGGACATTGTGGGCTTCATGGACCAGATCGTGGTTATTGTTTGGGGGTGCCAAAGTATGCTAGGGCCTCAAGGCATTGTTTCTGGGACCATTGCCCGATAAACCGATTGAATCTCCCTTCCATCTCGGCAAGGTCGTGTCCGTTAGCCTCTGCTGTCCGGGCGCACTCTTCACGGAGAGTCTGCAGTTCTTTTTTAGTGAGCCGTTTTGATGCGTTAGGCTCTTCGTCCTTGTCAGCCGGTTTGGGTTCTTTTTGGGTCTCCTCCGGCTTTGAGATGGGCTTTCTCCGCTCCTGCTCGACCGCCTTTTTCGGTTCAGGCTTCGGTTCTTCCTTTTTCCCGGCTTCCATGTTGAAGAATTCTTGGGGGTTCGCTCCATCTCGGATCTGCGACCCGACCCCTCGGAGATGTGCCACGTCCTCGGTGGTCCAGTCATCCTTGGGCTTGTGGAGGTACTGCTCTAATCCCTCCATCGGTACGCCGTAGCCGATAAAGAACCGCACAGCAGCGTCTTTGGCCTGATGAAGTCCCACCTTGTCGATGGCCCCTAGTGTAGCTTTTTTTGCCTCCTGCACGGCGGCATCTACCATCCAGCGAGGTACGCCGGCTAAGATTACGTTTCTGATAGCTTTTGACTGCGCGGCTTGAAAAGCCATGTCATCTTTCCTTGCCGCATCATAGCCGCCTCCAAGAGGGTTATGTTTGGCCCGGAAAAGTCTGGTTGTCGTGTACCCGGTTTCAAGGTCAACGAATCTAGCGATGAATTTGTCCATGCCGGAACTTCGATCGTGGTCAATATCGACCACACAGTTTCCCCAGAGCCGGGCCAATGCGTATGCCAGACCGATAGATCCCCCTTCGACGGACCCCCGACCACCCTTTCCCTTGACGGTCCAGGAATAGTACCAGGAATCACCTGCGAAACGAGCCTCCCGCATTACCGTATTGACGATTCTGTCGAGGTCTCTGGGCTTTTGAACGCTTACTGCCGTGGTGTATTGCGTCTGCGTTCGTTGAAGTGTTCCTCCTGCGGCCACGATAGCCTCTTGGGAATTTGTTGGTTGAACCGCCGGGGCCTGTTTTTGCTGGCCGTTGCCGTCATCGTTGCTGCCGGAAATGACAGGTACTGCATCCAAAAAATCCATTCCAGTTTCCATGCTTACCTCCGATTTTTTTTGTGTGCGGGAATGTATGGGCAAGTCCAATAATATCCGCACCATTTTGGACCGCAGAGCCAAGAGCCGGGTTCTGCTGGGGGGAAGATCCCCGCTTCAACCATTCTGATCATGGCATCTGCACGGAGCAGCAGAGCGTCCCAGTCATGGGCAGTCCTGCTTGTTTCAAGGCTCGTGAGTTTTGCTGCACCCTTTCCGCAAGAGATCACGTCAAAAGTGATCTTCTCTGGCGGCTTGCCCTCAACCTCCTGTAGGAAACGCCAGTAAGCCGAGGCTTGGATCGAGCTGTCAGCGCGGGATTGAGACCACGCCCTTGCAGACGTCTTGAGGTCCGAAAGGCGCCCGTCTTCCGTCACAAGATCGAGGAAACCAAGCCACGACAGGTGCGGCGTCCTCGGGTCCGTAAATTCTATCCGTTTTTCAACGAATTTTGGGCGTATAGCCGGGGCGAATTTTTCCCGGAACACCCTGGCCATTTTGATAACCCGATCAAGTGACTCTGCCGCGTCCTTCTTGAATGACGATTTTCCCTCTGGCGGGACGTACACCCCGCCTTGCATGGCGTGGACATACCCATCCCGGGCCGCATCCAGAACAACGTCCAGGGGCTCATCCTGTCCGGTCTGAATTTTGGCCCTCCAATTGACCTCTGCACCCTTGTGGACTCCCTGGCCCACGTGGGCAGCAATCCCTGGGGGTATTTTTTCCCCTTCGATGTAACGCCTCCGCCACTGCTCGGGGCAGTTGGCGAAGGTCCCTATTTGTGAAACCGAAAGCCTCATCTTTCCTCCTTGGGTTATGTGTTGCCGTGTGAGTATCTTTTGTAAACAAAACCGATTCATTTGTAAACCTTTTTGACGACTTTTTTTGTGTTTTTTGATAACTTTTGGCAAAAAATGACAACCTATAGGGAAACGTTGCCGCGCCCTATAATGTATTGGATCGGTTCGGCCCGTGCTTGCGGTGCTTTTTTGATGTGTGCCGACAAAAAGGCTGAATTGAGTGCTTTCTATCGTCAATATATCGATTTTTCAGAAAAAAAATGAAACCCCCCAACCCTTGTGCATCAAGGGCTAGGGGGTTTTTTGTAAACTTTTTTTTGTTATTTGTAAACTTTTTTGTTGACAACGACAATCAAAACGTATACAAAGGACTCAACACGGACACAAAAACCTCAACCACGGAGAAGATCATGACACGCACCGAACTCATCAACGAAATCGCAGACATCCGGACCCGCTAAAACAAAGACGCCCCCTCTTCAAGGGGGGGCGAACTCTCAACACGGAGGCAGCCATGGCAAACATCACTCACCCCACCGATTGGAATGGTCATCGGAAGGTTCGCGGCACGGTCATTGAGTTCGGCGAGGTCGAGCTTAATCCGGTCAGTGGTTATTGTGAACGGTTGGTCTTCAAGAGCTGTGAATACGAAGACCATGGGCTTTTACTGGAAAACGGTTTTCTGTCTCGGCCTGCAACGGCAAAGGACATCCGGGACCTGTTCGGGTTTGATCCGGATGACGTAAACAAAGCAATTCATAACATCATGGGCTGGCCGCAGAACACTGGCTGGCGGCTTTACGAGGGGGTTTAAGATATGAAAGCATATACCGTAGAAATACACGATCATTGCGACTGCACGGTCACAGAGGGCGTCATGGCGGCGTCTCCGGCTGGGGCCTTGGAACTGATCGCAGGAACGGATGAATTGACCTATCGAGACAACTTTGACGGTGGTGAGCATTTCTATATCGGGGTCCAGCCTCGGCACCGTCATGCTTGGGTATTTGACGAAAATTTTTCATAACAGGGGGAAATCGTGAGAACGTATAGAGTCGAAATCGTGGACCATCACATCGTTGAGAAGTCTGTCATTGTTGAAGCTGAAAACGCAGGGATCGCCGTCGAGCAGGTGGTCGGACCTGAAGAGGAGATTTCCTTTCGGTCCAGACTGTGTGGTCAGTTTCATTTCCGTGTCGGGCACTTTCCAAACCACTTGCATGCGTGGGTTTACCGGAAATAAAATTCTTTTCATAAATGTTTACTTTTTGGTTGACAATGGAAACCAGGTTGTTTACTTAAAACTCAACATGGGCACAAAACCTCAACCACGGAGCTAAAAATGGCAAACATTACGAAGACAGTAGAAATCAACCCCGCACACACAGTTCAGGACGTAGCAAACTTTGCCGAAATGTCCCAGCACATGGATATTAACGCCATTAGGCTGACCCTGGCCGGGGCAAGTGTGGACGCCGGCATGAGTGAAGGGAACGTCAGGACTGAATACCTGCTGTTTCTATTGAGGTCCTAATGGACATCGACCTCAATTACGATGGTATCCCGATCCAGGCCGACCTTAAGTTCGAGGACCGCCTGTTCGGGGACCGGGTTGTCGGGTTCGACATGTGGGTGGAGCGGGTCAGGTGCCTCTCGGAAGATCCGGAAGATGTGGCCTATATCGAAGAGTTTCAAACGGAAGCGGCAGAGTTCGCACGGAGGTGGTTTGAAGATTACCAACGCGAACTTGAGGCTGGAATCTAAAACGACGGAAACAACAACCTTGAGCTAATCTTTCAACACACGGAGGCAGTCATGAAGCAAGGAAAAAGCAATCTCGAAGAACTGGCAAAGACGATCATCGCAGAGGCAGAGGCAAAAGAAGACATCATTTGCGACACCCCGGCTATCACTCTTTCTGAAAATGGCACCATCAAAATTGAGGACAGAGAGCTTGTCATCGGTGAACACTTTCATGGACAAATGGCGGCGCACCTGAACATCCCCAGGCGTTACTATGACCGACTGTGGGGGTTCCACCGGGATCTGTTGGTAAACGATGTCAACGCCCTTCTCACAAGGGAACCGAAACGGCGGATGGTTCGGACGCGGGGTGGATCGGCTAGGGCGTTTGCTAGGGCGTTTTTGTCTGATAAGTATCGCATCCTGGACAACGAGCAGGTTTTAGAGTCGGTGCTACCGATCTTGACTAGCGGAGATGTGCAACTCGCGTCGATGGAGGTTACGGAATCCCGCCTTTATATCAAGGCAACTTTTCCCGAGTGTAGGGGAGAGGTAACGCCCGGCGACGTGGTTGAGTCTGGGGTCATGCTCACAAATTCAGAGGTTGGGCTTGGAGCCCTGGCAGTGACCCCGTTTGTCAATCGGTTAGTGTGCACGAATGGCATGGTCGTGAATGAGGCTGAATCCAAGTTCGGGATCAAAAAAATGCACCTGGGGGGTCGGATTCAGCAGGAAGGTGTCTTCCTCCGGGACGATACGCTCGAAGCCTCGGACAAGGCGTTTTTTATGCAGGTCCGGGATGTCGTTGGTGCTCTTGGGCACAAGGACTCTTTCGACAAGATCCTCGACACCTTTCGGGAGGCGGCCGGGCAGGATATAGAAGGTGATCCGGTTCGAGGGATTGAAATCTTACAAAAACGAACGGGACTTCGTGACGGGGAGAAGGCCTCCGTCATTCGACACCTGATAGAGGGGGGCGACCTGTCAAAATGGGGCGTAGCAAACGCTGTGACCAGGACCGCCGTTGATGTTGAGAGTTATGACAGGGCAACTGATTTAGAGGCCCTGGGCGGAAAGATCGTCACCATGCCGGAAGGTTCGTGGCGTGAAATTGCAACGGCTCAATAAGGGGGCGACCATGTATTACGCATTGATCGACCTCGCAGAGCGGAGCGGCCCCATTTGTGGGGTCGTTCGGGGGACGTATGAGTCGTGGGAGGATGCTTACCGGGCAAAGTGGAGTACATACGCAAGGCGACCCTATATAGCTCGGGTTGGCCGGTATTTGTTCCCCGGAGAGCTATATACACGTGATGTTACCCACAAAGCTTCTTCTTGATCTCTGTGACATGATCTCTAAGAGTAGTGAGAAGCCTGGAGTCGTCAGCATCGAAATTCTAGTCATCAAGGCCGGGTTCATAGACTATGAACCCGGCCTTTTTGTTTTGAGGGTTCGTCAAGTAAGGGGTTGCAATTCCTTGTGGCTTTGTTTACTCTTTGGTTGACATTTGATTCTAAACGTAAGCGGGAGGTATAAATATGAATAAAATTCAGCAGTTAACAAATACCCTCGGGGTTTCACGACAAAGGATGAGCCGGATTAGGAAAGAGGGAGTCAGAACAAAGAAGGCCGCCCAAAGATTGAGCGGCGCGGTCTTACTTGCGTTTGGCGAAGAGACAAAACCAGAGGTCTTTATGTTCCCAGAAACATTGGGGCGGGATCACTGGTTGTTCAAATAGAAAACCCCGGGCAACGACGCCCGGGGTACACGGAAACAAAACCCTCTAACTTGGCGGAGGGGAAGGCGGCTGGATCGTGGGGGAACCAGTCACCCGGCTTTGAAGTACAACCCTATGCATCGTGGCCGGGAATGTCAACTAAATAGGGATCGGGGTTTGTGAATTGAACAAAGACTTTCGAATCTCGGTGGCCATCACGGACCACCCGAAGATCATTAAGCTGATGCGACGGCTTGGGGATCGTGCGTTTTTCAATTTGGTCCGGCTGTGGGGGTACGTCGCTATCAACAAGCCGGATGGGAACCTGTCTGGTGTTGACTGCGAAGACCTGGAAATTGCCGCTGATTGGCGCGGTGAGCCTGGGGCGTTTGTTGATACGCTCCTGAGTCTTGGGTTGATTGACGATGTGTGTGGGGAGATGATTGTTCATGACTGGATCGACCACAACGAGTTCGCCTCATTTTCAAAAGCTCGGTCCGAAAAAGCCAAAAAGGCTGCTCGGAAGCGTTGGGAGAAAAAGTCAGGATCAAGTCAAGCAATGCCAAAAAATGCTACGAGCAATGCTCCGAGCATAAACGAGCAATGCTTGAGCGATGCTAAAAACGATTTTAGCAATGCCCCTTCTCCTTCTCCTTCTCCTTCTCCTTCTCCTTCTCCTTCTTTAACTACTTCTTGCTCGGAGCCAGAAACAAATGGCTCCAAGCCGCCAGCGAAAAAACGAAAGAAAAAACCTGCCGATGATTCGCCGGTTGTTGTTGGTTTGTCCCTTGTTGATGGTTCTGAATTTTTAGTGACAGAGCGTTGGGTGGAAGAGTTGCAACCCCTCTACCCTGCCGTAGATATTCCGGCCGAATGTCGCAAAATGGCTGGGTGGCTGATCGGGAATCCCGGTAAGCGAAAAACGCCGCGAGGGATCAAGCGATTTGTTACCGGCTGGCTGGCGAAAGAGCAGGACCGAGGTGGAAGCCGGAACCGTGGGGGTTCTGCGACCTCTTTTTCGCATGAAAACGGAAACAACGGAAACAATGGGGGCTTTAAGTATGCAGAGCTTTGAATGCAAGGTTGCAACCACGACAAAGGTCTGTCCTAAACATGGGGAATATCAGGCCCGGATCGTGGGCGGAGTTGCACTGGGAATCTGCCCGAAGTGTGCAGAGGAAAGCTACGAGAAAAAGTGTGATAAGGTGATCGCTGAAAACTCTCGGAAGCATAAAGAGCGGTTATATGCGTCACGCATCCCAAAAAGGTTTCGTGATCGTATGATCGAGACTTTTGCGACGAAGCACGACAAACGAGCCGCAAAGGTCCTGGAGATAGCCTGGGCCTACGTAGCTGACTTTAAGACAACGAAAGCCCAGGGTCGATCCCTTGTCTTTTGCGGAAACCCCGGGACCGGGAAAACCCACCTTGCGTGTGGGATCGCTCATCGGATCATGGGGGAAGGACACTCAGCGCTTTATACGACGCTGATAGATCTTGTATTGGACATCAAGCGAACGTGGGGCCGTGAATCTGAATTTACCGAGCAGGAAGTTATATCCCGGTACTCTGTGCCGGAACTTTTGATTCTTGATGAGGTAGGGGTTCAGTTTGGAACCGATACTGAGCGACAAATCCTTTTTCGGGTGATCAACCGGCGGTATGAAGAAGTGTTGCCAACGATTCTCATTAGCAATCTAGGGTTAAGTGATCTTGTGGAGATGGTCGGGGAACGCACCCTTGATCGCTTCAATGAGGGCGGGGGAAAAATCATCCCCTTTGCATGGCAGAGCTACCGGAGGTAAGCGTGAGCAAAGTGGGGAGATGGTTGCATGGAAGCATGGACAGAGAAGCTAAAGCGAAGGCCCGTGGCACGAAACCGAGAAAAAGCTACAAGGAAAACGTCAGGGCTGCCAAAGCTCGGGCCGAATGGTACGCAAAGGATCGAAGACTGTGATCCTAAGCTGTGTGAGAAGGTCTGTTGTCTATCCAGCAAGCGTGGGTGCTTTTACGCGAACTACTACCAGCACACCTATTGCCGGATAACGGAAAAACGAAAACAAGAAATTCTAGTCGAAAAGCAACGCAGGTGACCCCAAATTACGCCGCCTATATAGGCAAATCTTAATGCCAGGCGCTTTTTGGGGTGAATATATGGGCGGAGCGCGTCGCAACGCCCAAAAACGGAAATACGGAGGAAGAACGATGAAAAAGCGAATTGAGGAAATCCATGGACTGTTTCAAGAATGGGAAGACCATGCAAAGGCCGGTGCAGAAGGTTACGGCTCCAAAGGAAAGTATAACAAAAACGCACTTCGGAGGTCCCGCTCTATAACTCAGGAATTGAGGGCTGCGCTCAAAGATTGGCGCAAATACACGATTGAGGCGGAGAAAGCGTAAATGGCCGGATCTCTCAATCGTGTCATGCTGATAGGTCGGCTCGGGAAAGATCCAGAGACTAAATATCTAAATTCTGGTCAGCAGGTAACGACTGCCACCCTTGCGACCGATGAGAGTTATATCAAGGACGGCCAGAAGGTCGATCAAACGGAGTGGCACAGACTAAACGCTTGGGGGAAAACAGCGGAAACCATGGGGAGGTACCTTCACAAGGGGGCCTTGATCTACGTCGAAGGGAAGCTGCAAACTCGGAAGTGGCAAGATCAGCAAGGCCAGGATCGCTACACAACGGAGATCCGTGTTTTCTCCTTCCAGTTTCTGGAATCAAAATCTACAACGGGGGGGCAAGGACAATCGGCTCCACCACCTACGGCTCAACCTTCTCACAGGGTGGAACAGGCTCCAATGGAAGGTGACGCTCCATTCTAACCGTAACAAAAACGCAGTGATGTCTCACAGGCATCACTGCGTTTTTAGGAACCGCGATGCAGATAAAAAATGCAAGAACGTCGGCAACGTCAGAACATGAAGAGCAAACGGCGCTGATGGATTTAGTCAGCCTACACTGCCAAAAATGGCCCGAGCTAAAACTGCTCCACGCGATCCCGAATGGTGGTTGGAGGCATCCAGCCACGGCAAAAATGCTCAAGCGGGAAGGTGTGAAACCCGGAGTTCCGGACCTGGAATTACCCATTGCACGTGGAGGCTTTCACGGGCTTCACATCGAAATGAAGGTCGGAAAAAACAAGCCGACTAAAGAGCAAAAGGCGTGGATGCGAGCCCTTTCGTCAGAAGGTCGGAAGTGCGTGATCTGCTACTCTGCGGAAGCGGCATGGGAAGAAATAGCTAAATATATAAACTTGTGAGGGAAAATGATTCTGGGCAATGACGCGATACATAAAGAGCTAGGCATTCTGGAAATAGTGCAGAAGAATACTGATGAGCTTGTTCCCTATGTGAACAATGCTAAGGTTCACTCCAAAGAGCAGATTACAAGAATCATGTCATCGATAAAGGAATTCGGCTTTAACAACCCCATCCTACTCGATGGTGATAATGGGATTATTGCAGGGCACGGACGGCTAATGGCGGCCCAGAAACTAGGAATGACGAAGGTTCCTTGTGTGGAGTTGTGCCATTTGTCCGAGGCGCAGAAAAAAGCCTATACCCTGGCCGACAATCGGTTGGCCGAGGTTGGTGTGGAGTGGAATGAAGACGTCCTTGCCATTGAGCTTGAGGGGCTGGACGCGATGGACTTTGACCTCGATATGATTGGATTCGGGGACTTTGGAGTCGGGGAAGGGAGTGGAACCGAGGACGTGGATAGGTACAGCTCGGACATCAAGGTCCCGATGTATGAGCCCGGAGACATCATCCCCGAAATTTCAGAGCTGTATGATACAGAAAAGAGTGACACCCTCAAGGGCGAAATTCTTGAACACAACTTTCCTTCCGAAATTGAGAACTTTCTCCTTGCTGCCGCAGACCGAATGACTGTTTTCCGTTTTGATAAGATTGCCGATTTTTATGCAAATTCAGATCGGGAACTACAGGAGGTGTTTGAGATGCTTGCGCTCGTTATTATTGATTTCCAAAAAGCGTACGAGAATGGGTATGTCGTGTTGACGGAGAAGATTAAAAAAAACCTGATCAAGGACCATGGAGATGAGTGAGGACTTTTGCGTTTTTATTTTGTCACACGGTAGGGCTGGCAACGTAATTACCTATAATTCACTGCAAAAGGCCGGATACACCGGGAAGATCGTTGTGGTTGTGGACAATGAGGATTCAACTATTGACGAGTATAAAGAGAAGTTCCCTGATGTAGCCGTGTTCGATAAAGTGGATATCGCAAAGAAGTTTGACACTGGCGACAACTTCGAGGATCGGAAAACTATTGTCTACGCCAGAAATGCATGCTTTGATATTGCTAGGGATCTTGGGTATCGGTATTTTTTACAGCTCGATGATGACTATACTTATTTCTCGTATACGGGGATCAGTGACGGCCTTTTTTTTCATAAGGTAGTCTTATCGTTTGACGAAATCGTAAGCGCCTTCCTGGAGTTTTTGAAATCGACGAATGCGAAAACGGTTACCTTTGCCCAAGGGGGGGACCTGCTTGGTGGGAAAGATTCGTCTGTTGTAACGAAGAGGATTTTTCCGTTTTTGAAGCGAAAGGCTATGAATTCTTTTTTCTGTGATGTCGAAAGGCCAATTACGTTCGTTGGTAGGATCAATGAGGACGTGAACACGTATGTCCTGCAAGGGCTTAAGGGAGATGTGTTCCTTACGGTTCCCGATGTCATGTTGAACCAGAAGACTACGCAGTCAAACAAAGGAGGGATGACCGATGTTTACCTCGAATCCGGCACGTATCTGAAAAGTTTTTATTCTGTCATGTATTGCCCGTCAGCGGTGAAGGTTGCGACGATGGGGCATAAGGGGCGCAGGCTACACCATCGGGTTTGCTGGAACAATGCGACCCCGAAGTTGCTGCGGGAAGAACACAAAAAGCCGTGACCGTTGAAAATGTTGATGCACAGAAAAAGGGGGTGTCGTGTCGCTTACAGTACAGCAAATTGAAGATGCATTGCGGAAGTCGGGGGGGTTCGTCTCGAAGGTTGCCTTGGGGTTGCACGTTACGCCAAGCAATATCTATGCACGGATTAAGCGTAGTCCGCGATTGCAGGAGGTGAAAAAACAGATTGATGAGTCGTACCTTGATGTTGCGGAGCATCGTTTGATCAAAGAAATCAATAACGGCAACCTCGGGGCGATCTGCTTTTACCTGAAATGCAAGGGCAAAGAGAGGGGATATATCGAGAGGCAGCAGGTCGAAACGAGGCATACAGGGGAAATCAACATAACGAACATGACCGAGGCGGAGATTGAAGCTAGAATCGTTGAGCTCACGCGAAAAGCTGGAATTGCTGCGGCTCCTGGAGGCTCAGGAGAAGGCGAGAAATGCGAACGATGCGAGTCTTTGCCGGAGTAGTTTTTTCAAGTTTCTTTGCTATTTTTGGGACACCATCATCCAGGAAACGCCGGTTTACAACTGGCATATCAAATACCTATGCGATGAACTTCAAGCCGTTGTTGAGCGGGTTGTCCGGAGGGAACCGAAAGAATGCGATGTCATTATCAATATTCCGCCGGGGACGACCAAGAGCACGATTGCGGTGCAGATGCTTCAAGCCTGGGCCTGGACTATTGACCCTTCCTTGCGATTCATCACCGGCTCGTATTCTGAGGCGTTGGCGCTTGAGCATGCGGACTATACTCGTGATCTATTAAGGAGTGATAAGTTTCAAGCGCTTTTTCCGGAGGTTCAAATTCTTCCGTCGAAAGACCTCAAAAGCAATTATCGGGTGAGGGGAGGCGGCCAGCGGTTTTCGACCTCTGTAGGTGGGACGGTGACGGGTGTTCATGCCCATATCATTTGCATTGATGACCCACTGAATCCGAAGATGGCTGCGTCTAAAACGGAGTTGAAAAACGCGAATGACTGGATGGAAAAGACGCTGTCCACTCGCAAGGTCGACAAAGCTGTAACGCCGATAATCCTTATTATGCAGCGGCTGGCAGAGGATGACTGTACGGGGGCGATTCTTGCGAAAACAGACAAGGCTGTTCGGCACATCTGCTTGCCCGCCGATGATAATTGGCCGATCAAACCGCCCGAACTTGAGGCGAAATATCGGGAGAATGGTGGGCTTTTAGATCCGATCAGGTTGACTCCCGAAATCCTGCGAGATGCAAAGGTTGACATGGGGACCTTCGGCTATTCCGGGCAGTTCGGACAGCAACCCGTTCCTACATCTGGCGGAATTTTTCTCCGCGAGTGGTGGAAGTATTACCGCGTTGCACCGGCAAAACATTCAACGAGAATTCAGGCGTGGGACACGGCCTACGAGTCCAAGGATGGTGCGGACTGGTCCGTGGGTAGCACTTGGGATGAATGCGATTCCGGATATTATCTGCGCGACGTTTACCGAAATCGGGTTGAGTATCCGGATCTAAAAAGGGCCGTGATCCAGCAGTATGAAAAGTGGAAGCCGGATGCCGTGCTTGTTGAATACATGAGTTCAGGAAAATCTATCGTGCAGGATCTAAAAAGGGATCGAAGGCTCAAGGTGCCGGTAATTGCCAAAAAGGTCGGGGCAAGAGATAAGGAGCAGAGGGCGAGGGCTATATCTCCACTTGTAGAGTCTGGTTGCGTTTTCCTGCCCGTAGCGGCTCCATGGTTGAATGATTTCATCGAAGAAATCTCATTGTTTCCAACGGGGAAGCACGACGATCAGGTCGATACGGTGAGCCATGCGCTTGAGTACCTGAAGTTGAAAAAGGGCCGCGTAATATCCGGTGGCAAAACGGTCAGGGGGTGACATGAAGTGTCCGAGGTGTGGGAGAACAAAGGATCAAGTCGTATATCGTGAAGCCAGGGGCGGGATGGTCGTTAGGATCAGGCGCTGCGCTTGGTGCAAGTCTCTTAATGAGACCAGAGAATCGAGGCGGTGCCCGAATTGCGGGTGCATCGACACGCGCATCCTGGGTGGAACGAAAGATATGATGGCAGTTTTTTCGCGATACCGAATTTGCAATGACTGCGCGACCCGGTTCAGAACCTATGAGGAAACCACCAATGCAGAACACCAAAAAGCTCGCTGAACTTGTCCAGGCCTTTATTTGCGCCCAGTCCAAAGACTTCGATGCAACCGTCGAAGAACTCTTCAAGGTCTTAAACGACGCCTTTATTCGACAGACCAGAGAGGCGACTGTTGACGCAACGCGAATGGTTCAACGATACCGAGGCGACCTGTCAGACCTTGTTGACGACATGAAAGAACACTTCCGGCAGTGTTTCGAGGGTGAATACCCGGGAAAAGTGAAGCGCCCCGTATTCGAGTTGCTAGAAGCCGCATATACGCATGGGGCAAACTCTGCGCTTGAGGGGGTCGCTTTTGCAAAGGCCGACGATGAACCAGGAATTTCGTTGCCGGTGATTCAGTTTGGACGCAAGGACACAAATGCGCTTAAAACCTTGACCAATGAGGCGATGTTCTGGATAGGGGAACACTATGGGGATCATATCGAAAAGCCACTTGAGAAGGAGCTTGCGAGTTTCTTCACGGATGGAATGACGAGAGAGGACCTGTCGTGGGGTATCGAAGAAGCGATGACGGGAGTGGTCCGGCGGTCCAGATCTTACTGGAATTTTTTTGCGGATCACACGGCAACAAAAATGCGGGAGATCGGACGGGTCAGCGGTTACGAACAGGCCGGAGTAAAGATTGTCCGGGTCCAGGCGTGGATTGATGATCGGACAACTGAAATTTGCAGGGCCTTAAATGGGCAGGTAATCAGCGTTCGTAGGTTGCGGCAATTCACGGATAACTACCTGGAGGCATCGGCATCTAAAGACAAGGATGCGATCAAGGAGGCTTGGCCTTGGCTCACGGAAAGCCAGGGGCGGAAACTGCAAGACTCCCAAGTAAGGGAGGAAGCTGTCCGAGATGGGAAAGTCGGGTTGCCGCCTTATCATGCAAGGTGCCGGACGATCACCGTTGCAGAGTTTCGGGAAGTGCCTGCTCCCGGTTGAAAACAGACAGAAAAAAGCCCCCGGTTCTTTATCGAGCCGGGGGCTTTTTCATGTGAGGTTCACTTCGATGTTCTTTTTGATCTGGTGAACGACTTTCGGGGCGTAGTGCCTTGTAAGTAAGTCGTTCAAGAAGTCGAAGCCCCCCTTTTTCACACGGTTTATTGCATGAGTTAGAAACGGCTGTCCCTTCCTTGCTGGCTGGTGGACCTCTCGGGCATAAATGATCCTTCCACCGATTACAAAGCGCAGACGCGCCCTTTCCGGGTTCTGTTGGTACCAGCTTTTTGAGTGATATTTTTTCCGTTCTCCACGAGGGGGGTTTTTCTGAATGTTCGGGCGGACTGTCAGGGGACCCCTTCCATCATGCACGGCTCTGGCGTATGGAAGGTTCGAGCCAACTGAGGCCGCACCAACGCCCTCAACGCTTGCTTGGATAGACTTTCTCAAGTCCCCTGTCCTGAACGGAATTTGACCCGTCTTTGTGGCTTCTGCCCGGACCTTTTCAGCTATTTGGAGTGCTATCTGGGTCGAGATGTCCATGCCTATATCTCCACGGACTTGCGGAATGATTTGAGTGCGTCGGTCAAGGTTTCCTCCGGGGTGGTATCTACGGTATCGGAGGGGGCATACCCCAACTCTTCCCGGGCTTCATCGATTGTCAGCACACCGCTTCCGATCATGGCGCTATAGTATGCGCTCGGGGGCTCTGAAAAGTTGCCGTCCATCTTCGCAAAGCGGAATACTCCGAGACCCATGGCCCCAAACAGTTGGTTTAGACGGCGTTCCCATGCGACTTGATAGGGTTGAATGGTTGTTTCTTGAAACAGTTGAATTTGACCAAAAATCTCCCCACCACCGCCGAGCTGTCCAGATGCGACGACCCCGGCAACTCTTGGGGGCACGCGATGTGCAGAAAGGATATTGTCGCGACACTGGAGTCGTAGCTTCTCGAAGGATAGATCCCGATCCTTCATATCCCCTGCGATCTTCTCAAAGCGAACTTTCACGTCCTGATCCGGGATGGGAAGATAAAGCGTTTTGTGCGAGTTATCGAGGCCTTTTATATTGCTTTGGAGGAACGAAAGAACGGCCGTTTCCGTGTCTTCATCGAATGACCCCCCTTCTACGATCACCGCAAGATCGGGAATCCCGCTGTTTAGGAAAAAGTTCTGATTGTATCGTGTAGCATAGTAGTCGAGCTCGATGTCTGGGAGGCAACCAGTCCAGTCTGGGAGGCCATAAAGTCGATGCCTGTTTGACTGGTTGGGGAGGTAGAGGATCGAGTTGTCCCGCTCACCCGGTTTGAATGCGGGCCACGGCTCCATCACCCCTTCGTCGTTAAGGTACATGAAAGGGGTTGATGCCCCCCTTGGTCGAAAGTACACGCGGTCTGCTGGCAGGTAGTATAGCTCGGCGGGCCGACCGGCTGTATCTGGCACGACCTCGATAGCGCCCGCACCACAAGCGTGGAAGTCCATCCCCGCCTGCCGCATCACGTCAGAAAACGACTGTCCGTATTCATTCACGACCGCCAGCCGGTGATCTATTTTGTCCTGGCTTTCAGACAACGAATCTATCCCCAGACAAAACGATGTAGTTGTCTTCACCGCCAGCGACAATCCGTGGAATGATTGTTTGTCTTGGAGCGAAGCAAAGTAAGGGATTAGAGCCCCGTATTCCTCGGAAAAGGGGTGCGGTATGACGTCAACACCCTCCGGGATGGTCTGTGCGGACGTTTTTTTGATCGGCTCGGACTTGGCTACCAGTACCGTCTTTGCCCCTCCAAATGCGCTACTTGACATAGAATTACCTCCGGTTTTTTCAAGTGTTCTTATGCACACTTGTTTACTATTTGTATGACAATTCTTTCTGGTTTGCACAAAATAGAAATATTGCTACTGGACATGACACCCTGCTGGATAGCATTTCGGGGAAAAACGAAACCCAAAGGTGAACAATGAAAACGAATAAGCTAACCGGGCTCAAGGTCCACTTTATATCTCTTGTAAAGCGCGGCGCGAACCGGCGATCTATCGTCTGGAAGTCAGACAAGGGGCCAGGGGAAACGCTGGACTCAAGCGTCCGATTGGTCAAGACCGACGAAGAGAAGCGGATTGTTTATGGGGTTGTGTATGCCCCGGAAGAAATCGACTCCCAGGGTGATTGGACCACGGCAGATGAGATCGAAAAAGCGGCCCACTCCTTTCTGCGAACCATGGCCCAGCATCATGTTGACGTGGAGCATGACTTTGCTCCGGTGGAAGGTGTGTACGTGGCCGAGTCGTGGGTGCTTTGTGGCGAGGATAGCAGATTTAAGAAAGAGAGGGAGGGGTCTTGGGTCGTAGGAATCAAAGTCGAAGATGACGACACCTGGGACGCTGTAAAGAATGGAGACGTGCAGGGAATATCAATGGCTGGAACGGCAAAGCGAACGCTGGATTCCCCGCCGATAAAAAAGTCAGATGACACCGGAGTTCTAAAGAAAATTATCAACCTTTTGAAAACGCAGGAGACGAGAATGGACAAGAAGGAAATGCAAGAGGCCGTGGAAAACGCGCTCAAGCCGGTGACGGAAAAAATTGACGCACTGGAAAAAGCCGCAAAAGAGCGTGACGAAGCCGGTGAAGACAAGAAGGGACACGGCGATAAGACTGACGCGGTAGCCGATGCCCTCAAGTCGATCTCGGACCGTCTGGACGCTATCGAAAAGTCCAGCAAGGGCACCAAGCAGGGGGATGCGGGAGCCCCGGACGATGTATCTGAAATGCTCAAGCGCATGAGCGGCGAAGAATAAGGGAGGCGCTAACACATGACACAGACACTTGGAATGACCACTGCAAGCCAAACGGTTACCTCTGTCCTGGGGGATCACCCCGTAGTACAGAAGCCGATCACGCTTAAGTCCGTAGGCGCAACCCTTACGCTCAAGTGCGGAACCGTTTTGGCAAGAGCCTTCGGCACGACGGTGACCGAAGGTAGTGAGAATGTCGGCGACGGCGCTATGGGCACCGTAACCCTTAAGAGTGCGGCCGTGCCTGAAACATTTACCCTGACCTGTACTGCGGAATCGCTCGATGCAGGCACGTTTTCTGTCGTCGGATCGAAGACTGGTGTCCATGCGGATCTGACCGTGGGGACCGCCTATGATAATGGGTTCTTTGCCGTTACCCTTGCTGACGGTGCCGAGGACTTCGATGAGGGAGATACGTTCACCATTACTGTTGAGGGTGGAACCTATGAGAGGCTCGATCCAGACAGCAGCAGCGGAAAACAGACTGCCGTTACTGTCCTACTCGAAGACGTGACAGTCCCCGCATCTGGGAACGAAAAGGCTGTGGCCCTGGCCCACGGGGTTGTCGTGGCCGACAATCTTGTATTTACCCATACCGGCATCACTGACGAGGAAAAGGCGCAAGCCCTCGCAGACCTCGAAGCCGTCGGAATCTATCACGTCTAGGAGGGCTGATAATGAGTATTACTTTTGACGAATTCAAGTGGCGGAATATGACAGCGGCGATCAACCGCAGGAAACCCGCTCCGCACTTCCTCAAGGACATGTTTTTCCCCGAGAGTAAGACAAACCAGTCTGATACTATCGATGTTGATATTACTATCGGTGGGAAACAGGTTGTTCCCTTTGTATCCCCTATTGAGGGGGGAACCGTAGTCTCGAAACTTGGTCGGGAAATGCGTTCGGTCAAGACTCCCCGGCTCCGGCCGAAAAAGGAGTTCGGGGCCCAGGAGCTTCTGACTAACCGGGCACCCAGCGGAACCTTTTACGCAAAGGGTGGGGATATTACGCGGGAGCGTGAGCGCAAGGTGGGTGAAGAGCTTGCCGATCTCAAAAACCGGATCGACGTTACCAAAGAGTGGATGTGTGCCCAGGCAATGACTGGCACTATCACTGTTTCCCAGGAGAACGTAGCCTTTGAAGTCGATTATCAGTTGCCGGTGACTCACAAGCCGACAGCGGAAGACTTGTGGACTGCTGAAGGGACGACGGATCAGGATGTCTTTGATGATCTCCAGGCATGGTCAGACCTGATCGGAGAGGGAATTGGCACGGGTGCCGATACCCTTGTGCTTGGTTCTACTGCTGCAAGTGCTTTCCTGAATCTGGCGAAAGACAGTAAGTGGTTTGACGCGGCAAGGGCGAATGCTGGGAGCATAGCCCTTAATTTTGCGTCTAACTATATCGGAAATGTCGGCGGAATAGCCGTTTATCGGTACTCCAAGAAATACACTGATGCCAACGGCGACGCGCAGTATCTGGTCAACCCGAACGCCGCAATTATGGCATCAAAAGACGCTAGACGGACTCTTGAGCATGGTTTGATCCTTGACCTTAAGGCGAATGCCCGTGTGGTAGCTGAATACTTTGCCAAGTCGTGGCTGAATGAAGATCCCTCGGCCCTCTGGACGCTTGCCGAGTCACGCCCCCTGCCGGTCCTCTGGGAGCCGGAAGGGATTATCTATGCGACCGTTGCCGGGTAGCCTCTGGCGACCTTCCTCCGAAAGAGGCTCCAAGGTTTAAGCCTTGGGGCCTCTGATTGTAAGAAGATGACAAGGATTTGCAATGCTCGATTGGTCTTTGATCAAGAATTTTGTGCGAAGGGAATGGCCCGAAGATCCTGATAAGGCGTCACCAGTGCTTGTCCGTGTCATGGACGAACTTTATGAAAACGCGGCTCATGTCCTTGGGCGCGATCCCGAGATAACTATTGAAAAATGCTGGGAGGCTGACGACCACGGCGAAAAGTCTTTTCACGCTACGGGGCAAGCCGTCACTTTCCGCTTCGGACCGGATATACCGCTTGCTCACCAGTTTGCACTGATTACGGCTCACTCGCAGGTTGGAGATATTGGCCTGATTATGAATGACGGACACACTGACCGTTGGGATGTCACCATCCGGAGTGGGAATATTCGGAAGTACTGGTATCAGGACAAAAACGCTGGCCCCATGGAGATGATCGAGGCGATCAACCTTAAGGATCTGGCACGAGGGTATTAGCATGGCATACGCCGAAGTGAGCGACCTCTATGATACTGTGATGCAGGACAAACTTGACGCGCTGGTGGACGACGAGGGGGACGGGTCTATGATCGATGCAAGGCTTGTTGAGGCGGTGGACCGGGCAAGCGCAGAGATGGACACCTATATCAGCGAGCAATACGATCTTCCCCTTGAAGAGCCTTTCCCCCCTGTATTGACGAAAATTGCTTGTGACATAGCCGTTTATGCGATTTTTGCTCACGCTTACGACGATGTGCCTGTTACCCGGCGCGACCGATACAAGGATGCTGTGGCGATGCTCGAACAGATAAGGACGGGAGAGATATCCCTTATCAAGACCACGGGGGAAACCCCCTCTGGCGCAGGTCGGGTGGGTTGGTATGCGATTTAGTTTGTCGGAAATTGAAGATGCGATATTGGCATTGCTTGAGCCGCTGAAGGTCAGCCTCGGTGTTAGGACGGTGAAGGCGTACCAAGGTGAGCTTGAATCTCCCGACTTCGGGAAAATGATCGTCTTTTTCCCCGGGATCTTTCTTTATTACTCTGGGAGCACATCTGAACTGGTCAACAGGCGGGTGGTCGAAACCATGGAATGGTCGGTTTTTGCCGCTGACAGGTCGTTTAGGGGCGATGAGACGGCAAGGAGGGGTGGCACAAAGGGAGTTGGTACCTACGCGCTTATTAGTGCCATTGCGGACGTGCTACGAGGTCAAAAAGTGTGTGGTGGGGTCCTTATCCCGGTTGGCACAGAGTCAATCGCTTACTCACAGCGGAACGCCGTTTCTGTTTATGAAAGCCGCTTTCGCATCGACATTATGGAAGGCTAATCATGAGCCCAGATCCCCTAGATATAATCGACGCGGCCTCACAGCAGTTTGTGGCGGAGCTTGCGGCACTCCCGAGGCGAGTAGATAGTCTGGAATCGGAGATTCGGACGGTCAAGCGCGTTCTTGCCTGTGCGTCTGCTGTGCTCTTCTTTGTGGCCGCAGAGGTGGCGCGAAACCTTATCAGGCAAAACCTGGGATAGCTAAAAGTGTTAAGACTTCTCAAAAACGCAAAAAGTAGAGTTGATAACGAGCGGCAGACTGTGGACGCTACAAAGGCGCGGCTTAAAATTATTGCGGAAGAGATCTCGAACGCAACGACCGAAGCGAGGAAGCAGCGGGACGAACTGCGCAGGTTGCGAGACGGATATGAATCACTTTCGCTACAACTCATTACCATGGCGAACTCTGCCGGTTTTTTGTGGCACAAGGATGCAGAAGGTCGGTTTCTTTTCGCCAGTCAGGACTGGTGCAATTTTTTCTGGCGCGATCACGCCTGTGATGTGGTTGGATTTACCGATCAAGAGCTGGCAGAGCGTTTTAGGATTCGGTTTCCAAAGGGAGTATTTACATTCGGAGATACAACGACCTGTGTTGGTTCTGACGTGATCACTATTGAAAAAAGAGCCCGGTGCCGTTTTTTTGAACTTGGCGAAGTCAGGGAATGCCCGGAAGATACGTCCCCAAAAGTTATCCTGCAAACAGAAAAAACGCCCCTGTACAGTAAAGCCGGGCGGTTCATTGGCACGGTGGGAATGGCAATGAAGTTGTCGTGGGATGAATTTTGTCAGATGCGAAAGTCCCTGAACGAATCTGGGCGACTAAAAAAATTTTGTGAAACCCTCTACCTGATCAATGATTGAACATGGATATAGCAGACATCGCACAGCTTTCAGTGGAGTGGGCGGAAATTCCACTGATGGTCCAACCTGGGGAAGGTACGACCCATTGCGTCGATTGTGGAGAAAAGATCCCCGAAGCTCGAAAAGCCGCCTATCCACCGTGTATTCGGTGCGCTGAATGCCAAGAGGACTGGGAAAGATGATGTTTGCTCAATTACTTCGAGTTAGAACCGGCGAACAAGGAACCTTCGGGGTCTTTGCTATTAACGGTTTTTGTTGCCGGACGGTTGAACTGCCGTGGAAAGAAAATCGGCAAAACGTTTCTTGCATACCGAAGGGCGGCTATGTCGCTGAATTGCGGCAATCTCCAAGATACGGGGAAGTTTTTTTAATTAAGGACGTTCCGGGGCGAAGTGGGATCTTGATTCATTCTGGGAATCTTGCCGGAGACATTTTTAAGGGCTGGCGGTCCCATTCGGAGGGTTGCATTTTGCTTGGTGAATACGACGGGTACCTTGGAAAACAGAGGGCGGTTTTGAACTCACGGGAAACAGTGCGTTCATTGGCCGAGGTCACGTGCGGCGAGTCATTCATCCTTGAAATAAGCGAGATGTACTGATGATCTTTTCAAGTCTTATCGGCGGCGGTATTACTGGCATTCTGGGATCTCTTATCTCGAACGTTACGGATATATGGAAGGACCATGCAAGGCGCAAGCACGATTTGGCATTGCGTAGGCTCGATCTCGAAATGATGGACAAAGAATGGGAATATCGGGACCGAGCGAGCGAGCGAGAAGGGGAGACCCGGCTAGTGGAGTCCGGCGACGACATGCGGGCTGCGTCTTTCAAAGCCGACCGGCTCGCTTATGCCAGAGGCCTCAACTTGAATTCCCTATGGCTCAAGGCGTCGCTTGTCTTTGTCGATGTTGTCCGTGGGTTAGTCAGACCCGGATTGACACTTTATCTGGTCTGGGTTGTCCAGGCTACGCGAAGTGAAACCGAGGCAATTATCAGGGCGGCGGGGTTAGAAACGATCAATGCGACACAAGCGCTGACAATCTACTCTGCCACTGTCGATATGCTTCTTTTTTTGGCGGCAACCGCCGTGACGTGGTGGTTCGGAACCAGACCTATCAAAAAAAACAAGTAAACAGGAGAAAACTATGCCTCAAGCCCCTAGTCCGGAAAACTATCTCTATGGCAAAGGTGAAATCTTTTTCAAGCCCTCTGGCGAAGATGGGTACCTTCACCTTGGAAACTGCCCCGCCTTTGCGTTGAATGTCGAACTTGAGAAGTCCGAACACTACTCTTCAATGGCCGGGACAAAGGAAAAAGATCTGTCCAAGGTGATCCAGAAGACGGTCAAAAGCTCGATCACTTTGGAGGAACTTTCACCCGCCAACTTGAATCTGGCGTTGATGGGTGGAGCCATTGTGGAAACCACCCAGGCCGAATCGGAGCTGGACGGGCTAGAGGTGGCGGTGGAGACTGGCCGCTTTGTGCCCATTTCGGAAGGAAAGATCCGCTTGTCTGATGTGGTTGTGACTGACGCAGCAACAAGCCCTACCACCACCTATACCGAGGGTGTGGACTACATTGTAAGCCGTGAAGCGGGGATGATTATGTCGTTGCCAACGGGGTCTATTACCACGTCTTGTTTCGTAACCGCGACCGTTAACTCAGTCACAAAGGCCACCATTTCCCCACTGTCACAGTCATCGGTGGCGGGGGAACTTTACTTTGTAGGGAATCCTGACATCGGTCCAAAGTGGCAAGTGCGCGGCTGGAACGTGGAAATATCTCTTAATGGTGAGATACCATTTATCTCGGAAGATATTGCACAGATCACCGTGGAAGCCGAGTTTCAGGCCGATCGAGCATCCCATCCCTCTTCCCCGTTCTTTGAAGCCGTCAACGTGGCGTAAGGTAGGACTCTATGCGGAAGCGAAGCACGATCAAGATTGATGATAGAGAAATCACGGTAAAGGAACTCACAGTCAAAGATGTACTGGAAATATTTGAGGCCGGGGGAGACCTTGAGAAAATGGACCTTTTTGAGCTGGTCAAAGTCCATCTTCCCAAAGCCGTAGATTTGACCATTGATGACATGAAATCCATGGCCCCTTCCGATCTGGTTACCGTTTATGAGGCGTGGCGGGAGGTCAATTCAGCTTTTTTCAGGATAGCCCAGGCGGTCGGTCTGGGCGCAATCCTGAAAGAACTTGCAGCGGCGATGCAAAAAGACTTTATGACCCTGTTTTTCGCCTCATTGAAGCGGGACACCGCGACGTATGGGGTTACGGATGGGGAACCTTCATAAAGGCAGTTGAGAGCAATCAGACGGCCCGTGACGAACGGATCAAGGATTTAGCACTTGCCGTTCGTTACGGGTCACTCATGGACCAAAAAACATTCACTCGGTGGCTAAATGGCTCGTAGCAACACAGTAGAGGTCTTGATCAAGGCCCGAGATCGAGCGACCAAGGAAGTCGGGAAGGTGAACCAGGGCCTGTCGAAGCTGGAAGCCGCAGGGCATCGAGTTTCACGGGCCTTTTTTTCGCTCAAAACTGCGATAGCCGGGATCGGTGTTGCCTGGAGTGCAATCAGTGTCGCAAAGACTGGGGCTGCTTTTGAGCAGACCATGGCCGAAGTCCAGGGGATCACGCGGGCAACGAAGGCTGAATTTGAAGCGCTTGAAACTGTTGCCCGTGAAATGGGCGAGAGTACGGAATGGTCCGCATCCCAGGCCGCAGAGGGTCTAAAGTTTCTCAGTATGGCCGGAATGACGGCCTCGCAGTCGATTACGGCGCTTCCAGGAATGCTCGATCTTGCCACGGCTGGCGGGATCGAGCTTGGCCGTGCCGCAGATATTGCCACGGACACGCTTTCAGCCTTTCGGCTTGAGGTGGAAGAAACGGGCCGGGTCAATGACGTCTTTGCTCGAACCATCACTACCTCGAATACGAATATCGAACTCATGTCCGAAAGTATGAAGTATGTCGCGGCAACAGCGGCAGGCTTCGGCTATTCCATCGAGGAAGCCAGTGCGTTAATCGGCATCTTGGGCAACAACGGAATTAAGGGGTCCATGGCCGGAACCCAGCTTGCTCAATCGTTTATTCAAGCGAAGGAGGCTTTTGACTATTACGGGGTCTCAGCGCGGAATGCAGATGGGTCAAGCAAGGGGCTTGTTGAGGCTCTTGAACTACTCGAAGAGCAAGGGGCTACGACCGAAGAAGTTATGGAACTCTTCGGGGATAGGGCTGGCCGGGCCATCAACTCCTTTCTCGGTGTGGGAACAAAGGCTATCCGGAAGTACGTCGAGGAGATCAACAAGGCGGAGGGGGCTTCGACTACTCTCGCTACCACAATGCGCTCCACGACCCTTGCCGCATGGAAGGAGTGGAAATCGGTTGTCGAATCCATCAAGATCGACATTTTTGACAAGTACGGGGAATCCATAAAGCAGTTTTTGAAGGGCATGACCGAGGCCCTGCGAGGCTCGAAGGATCAGGTCATAGACGCTGTTGGGGTTATCGGGCCGCTTCTTGTCAGGATGCTTGCGGGTGTGATGAGAGCGTCAGGGAATACGGTTTTGGTTTTTGTTTCCTTGAAGCGGGCCCTGCACGACATAGGCACCTTTGCGGCGGCGGTTGCCACGGTCTTTGTGGATCTGGCGGCGGCTATGAACCTTTTGGACCCTGTAACGGCTTTCAAATCCGCGACGCAAGGATTCCGTGCCGCGATGCCAGAACTTGCAAAGGTCCGTGACAGCATCGACGAATTCGGAGAATCCCAGGCGCTGGCGGCACTCGAAACGGACAAACTCGGAAATGAAACCGCGAAGCTGGCGCTGGTTACTGACGGCTTGGCCGACAACATGCTTAAGATGTTGGAGCGGACCCAGAACGCAAAGAGCGCGACCAAAGATGAAACCGAGGCGATAAAGGAGAACACGGAAGCCAAGAAGGAGAACGCGAAGGCATCTGGCGGCGAATCGGAAAGTAAGGCCAAAAGGCCAGTGGCAACTCTTCCCGTGTCAGAGGTGATCCGATCTGAAATGAGCGTGTTCCTGGCAGAAAATGAGACGCTCATCGCGGAGCTGGAATCGACATTTGACCGTGCCCTCGTGTCCGCTGATGAATACGTCAAGGGGCGAAAGCAGCTAATTCTTGAGGGGATCGACAAGGAAATAGAGCTTACGAAAAGTGCCGGAACAGCGGAAATTGCACGGATGCAATCGCAGTATGACGGCATGATCAATGAGGCCGAGAAAAGAAATCTCTTGCAGCAGATCCTAAAAGCCCGGTTGAAGCTCGAAGAAGAACTAAGGATCAAGGCCGAGGAACGGAAACGCGCTGAAATCGAGCTTGCGGATCTTGAGGCCGACGCAGAACAGAACGCCCTTGACGCAAAACGAGACAAGGATGAGGCTTTGCGGGATCTTCGCGGCCGGGCACTCGAAGAAGATGACGTAGAGGGCCGATTTGCGCTCGAAATCGAAGGTATAGAGGCGAAACATGTTCGTGAATTGGAAATGCTTTCGGAACACGGAGCATCCAAAAAGGAACTGCTGGAAGCGCAAGCACTTCAAGAACAGGAAATCGAAAACAAAAAAGCTGCTCACCAAAAATCGCTATACGAACAACGCATCTCATGGGCTAAAGATTTTGTGGGGGGCATGGCCGACTCGATGCAGGCTTTGTATGCCTCTGGGCTGGCGCAGAGCGAGTCTATGTTCAAGGTCTATCAAGCCTTTGCAATCGCGGAGACGATTATCTCCACATATTCCAGTGCACAGAAAGCGTACGATGATATGCTTGTCGCTGGTGGACCGTGGGCCATTCCGTTGGCCGTCGCCGCGGCAGCCGCGGCGGTAGCCGGTGGCATGGCCCGTGTAGCCGCCATCAAGTCCGCTAAACCCCAGGGCTACGCCTACGGTGGCCTGATAGGTGGTCCAGATGAGGGGGCTCGTGCGGACAATGTGACGATCAGGGCAACCCCGGGCGAATACATGATGGATCGGCCTACCGTAAGGCACTATGGTGTCCGTGTCATGGAGGCATTGAGACAGCGGTTAATACCCAGAGACTTGTTTTCGGGCGTCCGGTTACCCGCTATGCGCCCTGCTTATGCTGGCCCGGGGTTCGCATTTGGTGGGCAGGTGGGGGCGTCTGCCGGTACAGATGCCAAGCAGGATCAAAGCATTTCCATCGTCAACGTCCTCGACCCGAAAACGCTGGACAAGTACATGGCAACAGCATCAGGGCAGCGGACCGTGCTGAATGTCATCTCGAAAAACGCAGGACAAATTAACACAATACTTGACAGGTAATGACATGGCAAAAACTGGAAAGCTAACTGCAACCGACGCATCGGACCTCTTCTCAAAGGTCGTTTCCTGGCTGACTTCCGGCGCTGGAGCCGGGCAGGATTGGACGATTGTAAAAGACTACAGGCAGGATGCAGAACCGCTAGAGCGTGTTGTTTTGTACAACAACGGCCTTTCGGGGCAGGAAGACGTCTATATTGGACTGTCCAACGAGATCCACAGCGACAATGTCAACGCGGGATTATGTTGTCGAGTGTACCGGTATTTTGACCCGGACATCCACGATTTTTTCGACACAACATTCGGGAGCCGGGCCGGATACGGGGATACATGGGGGTTCGTACCGTACTGGAACAGCCAGGTTGACTACTGGATATGGTCCAACAAGCAACGGATCATCGTTGTTATCAAGACGTTAGACAAATACGGATGCGCATATCTTGGGATGATCGACCGATTCATGCCTCCGGCAGAATATCAATACCCGCTTGTTTGTTTGACGGATTCCATGTGGGAGTCGAACTGGGGGACGTATATCGCGTACAATGAGCTGTGGTCGTCCAGGGATTCGCTGTATGATTCTGAAAAAGATTGTTCTAGCCGGAACAATTTTATCCGGATGATGCCGGAGCAGGACACGTCTGACTCTTGGAGTAGCTACAAATGTCCCGCCTGCCGGTGTATTCTGCGGCCTGACAATATCTGGACGTACCGCTGGCGTATGTGCCCGACACGGACCACCGTAACCGGGTATGGCCATTCCACGACGTCGAGCGCCATTTATGGCTATGGCACCCAGCAGGCGATCTACAAAGAAGGCGAGCCCGTCATGACGCTGCCGCTGTACATCTATTGCTACAGCAATGACGGCTACAAGGCTATTCTGGGTCAGCTTGACGGGGTGGAGTATTGCCCGGCCACGTTTCTTTCCCCGGAATCAATGCTTGGCAGTGACTATATTGTGTTCCCGGATATCAACCGCACTGAATGGTATCGCTGGATGGCGATCAAGGATGAATAATGGCCGCACATAACTACCAAATTTTTGAAGGTGTGGCGAACGCCGCAACGTATCTCGGGAATATCAAGAATGTCGCGTCTGCGAATGGGTGGACCGTTGACAAAGATGCTATTGCCTCTGGCGGAGAGCTGTATATCCACAGCACGGGCAACGGGAATCAGTCGTTGTATTTTTCGTTCAAAATCCGAACTGCCATCGATGATGATTCCAAGAAATATCTGGTCTGGCATTGCAACACGGGGTTTAACACCAGTGCCGCTTGGGATGCCCAGCCCGGGCGGTTTTCGGTAATTCCGAAGACGGGCTATCTTGTGGACGGAGCGCGGTGGTATTATGCGTATTCGACCACCATGAGATATAATTGTGCTGATTTTGCACATTGGATTGCGGAGCCCGCAGCAAAACAGTTTGTGTTTGCGTGTTCTCAATCTATTGTTGTTGTTCAGCGGGTTGTCCATTCTATGATGAATGGTACTACATTCGCCGGATATTCAGCCTTTGTTATCGGTGCCATGGATTCCGTCTCTGGTGCTTCCGAAGGAGAGCTGAATTTTACGCTTGCATCGCCATGGGGGCATGGTGGCGGGATAGGTTCCATGTTCAATCCGTGGATGATTTTGCCCATCAGGGACATATATAGTCACCGGTACAGGTGTACGATTCAGCCGTTCGGATTGTTGTATGGGGGATCAAATGCAATCTCTCTTCCTGCAGAAGACTACGAGGGCTATTCAGGTGGATGCCCGAAAGTTTTTCGGACGTCTATTGGGCGTTTAACCGCCTTCGGTGCGTCGAGGTCGTTTTATTGGAACAGCAACGCTCCACGTTGGGAAGCACAGGCTATAGGTAATGGTTACGATACTTACATGGCCCACTGTCCCCAAAATGGCGTGGATTACTCCCAAGTCTTGCTCCATAATCCCGGCATGGCCCGTACCGTCCTCCACCAGCCCATTATATCTGTCGAGGATATGTCCGGCGATACGCACTATTGCTACCCCACCCGGGCCTGTCTCCCGTACTACGCACTGGCCATGTCGCCCTACGTTAAGCCGGAACAGGTTGTCTCCCTGGGTTCCCGTTCGTTCATGTCTTTTCCGGCCCTGTCCGATAACGACGATTTTGGCTATGCCATAGAAATCAACGTATGAACACGATATCTGAACTTCTTTTTGTGCCCATGAGTTATGGTCGGGCAAAAGAGTCTCCGCGATATGACGACTTCGGCATCATGTTGTTGGAGCAGGATACCCACTGGGGCGGGAAGTCGCTGACGTTTCCCGTGGCCCTGCCGTTCACAAATTCCACCATGGATGCCTCGTCTATTTACGACATCCTGTACAATCAGCTTCATTTTTTGCCGTCCACAATTTTTGAGTTTGGCAATGTTTATCAAGACCAAGTTCAACCTGTTTACATCTGGAACACGACAGATCATGCAATAACGGTCGATTCTTTGGTGTCAGAGAATCCAGAAGGTTCCGCGTTTGAATTAGGGCTTGATGTACTGCCACCGCTATCGACGCGCGAAGGCACTCTCTATGTTTACCGGTCCGGGCCTGCACAGACAAACGCAACGTATGTCTTGCAAACGTCCGTGCGGACGATCACCGTCGTTGTCACGTGTAGCCGTGTTATTATCTTCCCATTGTTGCCTAATTGGGCCAGCCAGAACAAAATTGGCTACACGTTTGAAACTGTTGTTGAGCAAAACACAAGGCTGTATGAGCAACGGCGGGCGTTAACGCTTAAGCCTCTTCGCACAGCATCGTTTTCTGTCACCGAGAACGGCGGAAATATCCAGAAGATGCGCAACCTGATGATGTATGGTGATGGCAAAACGTATCTTGTTCCTCTTTTTGCGGAGCCGATCAATGTCGTGTCTGCAACAGCCAATACGCTGACAACAGATAGCGAGATTGCGCTGTTTTGGAACCTTGTGCGACTGTGCAAGATCATTGTTATTTACGATCTTGAGGCTGGAGAGATCGTTGGAGCAGAGACGGAGGCAGTTGATACAGAGACTGGTGTGATAAGGCTTGCCAAGGATTTGTCGTTTGTTCCGACTGCGGGGAAGACTGTCGCTTTCCCCGGCATCATCGCGACGTTGGGGGCGATCAAAGAAGACTCCTTGAGCGACAGTATCGGCACTGTTTCACTATCGTTCGTTGAGTTTCCCGGGATCGACCAGCCGACGTTGACGGACCTGCCGGACCCGCCAGCGTATTTCCCTTTGCTGGCCGATTGGGGTGATGAGCCAACGTTTGGGTTTGAGCCGACCCAACAGCTTGTGATGTACTCTGGCACGGCAGCGGGCCTATATTCTCGCGGGGTCCTCCCCCCGGCGACTGTATCGGCAGGATTCAAGGCGTTATCTCGCAGCGAGATGGTTGCGCTTCTGGATTTTTTCTGCTCGATGCGTGGTCGAACCCATGATTTTCTGTTCCGCGCTCCGCACAACGAATTTAGGCTCTTGGAAGACATCTTGCCGGACGATGGCGAGGCCACTGTCGAAGACAACGGATTTGACATGATCTTTGACGCCTCGCGCCCACAGCGCATTTGGATTATGGGACCGGGTGGAACGATTTATGATCGAGAGATAAGGCATGCAGTATCAGGAAACGATGGCACGATGAGTATAGGCTTTAACGAGACATTGGGCGTAACAATCCCGGCCGGATCGTTCATCGGCAAGACGTATTTTTGCCGGTTTTCCAAAGACGCGATGGAAATTGAATATCTTTCAGATGCTGTTTGTGAAACGCAAATGTCATTTTACGAACTGATACACGAGGAGACGGAGTTATGACGGTCGAATCCGAAGCACAAAACGCGGTGATGAAGCCGTTTGTTGAGCTGTTTGTTATCGACTCCGGCGATAGTAAATCTCTCTACACGACCGGACGGGAGAAAGTGGAGTTTCCGGGGCAGGTTTTCGTTCCTGCTCCCATCAAGCGGAGTGATTTTAGCCAGGATTCGGCGATGTCAGCGACTACGCTGACGATTTCTGCACCCCCGACTGAAGAGCTGACACGGTATCTTCCCAATTATCCGATCCGACCGACTACGGTGACCATCTCCCGGCTGTTTGAAGGCGAGGATGTCGCCTACGAGCTTTTTTTTGGCAGGATCACGTCTGTTTCCCTGGATGACAATGTCGCGACGGCTGAATGCCGGTCTGGATCGGCAATACTCGATGCAGAAGTACCCCGCCTTGTTTATTCGGCAATGTGCCAGAACGATTTGTTCGATGCTGGCTGTGGCCTCATCTCCGCGCATTACTTGACGACCGCTGCCGTCACGGTCGGATCAGACGGAAGCCTGTCGGCCACGGAGTTCGGGGCGAAGCCTGCCGGGTGGTTTACTGGCGGGTACGTTGTGGCGGGTTCGGATATGCGTATGATTGTTCTGCACTCTGGCGACACGTTGTACCTCCAAGTCCCGTTCGATGCCTCTCTGGTGCATGATACGACCGTTGTGCAGGCATACCCGGGATGCGACGGGACACCACAAACATGCAAGAACAAGTTCAACAACGTCCGACCAGGTAGCGGGAAGGGGTTCCTCGGAATGCCGTATATCCCCGAGAGCAACCCGGTCTTGTGGGGGTTCAAATGATGATGCCAGTTTTTGTTGATGATGAGAGATGGGCCGCGATGGAGGCAATTGCAAGATCATGGATTGGCACGCCGTACCGGCATATGCAGTGCGTAAAAGGTCGCGGTGCTGATTGTGCCTTGTTCATCGGTGGGTGTTTCCTGGAAGCTGGCTACCTGACAAGGATTGACAAGCCACGATATTATCCGCGTGATTGGGCCTTGCACACGGACGATGAATATGTCCTCGAAGGCATGTACGAGAACACGCAGAAGAATTTGCTTCCTGGTCTGAAACTGCTTCCGGTCCCGGATTATGAGTATCTGTTGCGGGGTGATTGGGTGGCAATGTCCACAACACGGCGCGGGGTGAAGAACCATGCCTGCATCATGCTCGATGAATGCGCGTTCATCCATTCATCAATGCGGTCCGGTGTTGGCATATCCGGCATGGATAAGCCGATGAGCAAGAAGTATCTTTGGGGCACCCGGCCCCGGATAGCCTATAGACTGTTTGTGGAGGAGTAGCATGGGTCTTACTGTTGGCCTTATCGCAATAGCGACTGTTGCCGTTTCTGCCGCCGCGATGCTGTTCTACAGGCCGCAAACGGCAAACGTGAACCAGGATGATATGTCCCCGGCAAACCTGGACTCGTTTTCTGTCACGTCTGCATCTGAAGGATCGTGTGTCGCAAAGTGCTATGGCAGGGTGAGGCTTGCCGGAAACATCATCTGGTGGGGAAATTTACGATCTGAAGCCGTGTACGAGGAGGTCGAAACCGGCGGAGGCAAGGGCGGTGGTGGCGGTGGTGGCTCCGAGGATGTCTTGCAGGGCTACAACTATTACATTGACATGTGGCAAGCGGTCTGCTGTGGCCCTGCGACGCTTGAAAAGGTGTACATCAACGACACAGAAACATCTTTGTCATCACGGTGTAGGTCGTATCACTGGAATGACGGGACTGGATCGTATTATCCAACGGCCCCCGGACAGTATGCCTCAAGTCTGCCAGGCATTGCGCACATCTACATCGAAAAGTTTTTTGTTGGCTTCAATGTAACTTCCGTTCCGACGTTGCATTTCGTTGTCAATTCTGTTCCAGATGACATCCCGTTTTCAAACGTTTCGCTGGAGAATGGTATCAATCCGGCGGCGATCTGTTATGACGTGTTGCGGATGGCCGGAGCAACGCTAAGCAACATCAATCTATCGACGTTCTCGGCGGCAGCAACGTATTGGAAAAATGCAGGCTATGGCCTCAATTTTTCCATCACAAAAAAACAGGAGGCCAAAAAGATCATCGAGCAGGTCCTTGGCTATGTCGGCGGGTCCTTTTACGAGATGACCGATGGCACGTTTTCGATCAAAGCAGACGACCCGGACGAGCAAGCCGTGGCCAGCATCGTGGATGAAACAGAATGCACTGATCTGGTTATCAAGCGCAAGACGTGGGATGACACCTATAACTCGTTCACCGGCAAGTACCAGTCTGCCGATATGTCAGAGACGATGCGTGTCGTTGTTGCAAAGAACCCCGCGTCCATATCGCTGATGGGCAGGACGGTTTCACGGTCGGTCGATCTTACTGGTTTCAGGGATCAGGCCTCCGCTTCAAAACGACTGTGGGAGATTATGAAGCGAGAGAGCTACCCGATTGCAGAGATGGAATGTACGTGCTTCCTCAAGCATATCGGCATAGGCGTCGGCGATATTGTCAAGATCACAAGTGCAAGATACGGTGTAACTGATCTTGAATTTCGCATAACGACAAAAGACATATCACAGATCGACAGCAACTCTGTTAAGTTCCAGGGCGAGCAGGTCACGTCTCGGTTGTACACCAGTACTTTTGATCCGCCACAAACCGGTCCGGTGTGGGTCCCGCCCGATAATGCACCGCAGCCTATTGACCAGACCCTACGCCTGTATGAGCTGCCGAAGAATCCATACACCGAGGAACAATCCGCCCTGCTTGTACTGGCTGCAAGAAGCGGTCAGGAAGACGGTATGAAGGTGTTCAAGTCAAACGACGGGAGCGATTATTACTATCTGACGAAGATAACGGCGTGGGCGCAAAAGGGGACGCTGGTTGAAGACTACCCGAGCGATACTCTGGCCATAGACGATGATGTTGGCATTTTGTACGCGACAGAGTGCGAAGATCCCATTTTCCTGTCGTACTCTCGGGCCGATCTGTTCGGCAGGACCCGGCTTGCATTGATTGATGATGAGCTTGTCGGCTTCCAGATTGTTGAGCTGGAAGGGGAATCCGATATTCGCCTCACCGGTGTTGTGCGTGGTCTCTTCAACACGCCAGTCCAGGAGCATACGGCAGGCGCGACAATCTGGCTGTCGGATATCGGCAATGCAATCCTGTCTTTTGATGACGCCTCGGAAGTCTGGCTCAAGTTTTTGCCTACGTTCTCCACGCAGTCTGTTGAGCTGGACGAGGTGGCTGCTCACCACATCATTTTTGACGCATACGCCAAAAAGCCATGGCCGGTTACCGGTATTCGTGCGGAGCGAAGTGGAAGCACAGTCACCGTATCGTGGATGCCTTGTGATATAGGGCACGGCGGGGCCGGAATCATCAATGCAGATGCATGCACAGACCAATATCCGTTTGAGTTTGACGGAGACTTTGTTGTCAACGGCGAGACTGTTGCAGCCACGACATATACGATAGAGACCGCAAGTGCGATCACTGTGGAGATAAAGGCCAGAGAAAACGGCCAGCTTTCCGACGCCCGCACGGTATATGTCGGAACGGAAGACGGCATTTATTACGCATAACCAGGAGGATTTATGAGCATTTTGTCACCGACTAACCTCGAAACGACCGAATACGGACAACAGGGGTGGAACGCGATACTTAAGGCCAATGTACAAAGGCTGAATACGCTTTTCAATCGCCTTTGGGCGTTTCTTGACAAAGGGATCGCGAGCGACGGTGAGAGCGATCCTGACAAGCTGGTGGCGTCAAACGATTCACGGCTTTCCGATGCCCGGGAGCCTGTCAGTCATACCCACCCATGGAATCAGATTTTAGGCACGCCTGATTTCGGAGACGCGACCAGTATTCAGGGTGATGAAGTTGATGCAACGAGCAAGGCTGACGGGAGAGTCCTTGGGTATGATGCCGGGTCCGGGAAGGTGATATACCGGGAGCTCCCGTCAGGATCGGATGCTGGGTCAATTCTTGGCGTCCTGGTCAACGATGCGGCCAAAGCTGACGGCAAAGTCTTGAAATATAACGCCGCAACAAACAAGCTGGAGTATGCCGAAGACGTTGGCGCCGGGACGTCTGTAACGAGCGCGCAGGCAAAAAAATATGCAATCATTTTTGGATAGGAGAACGTTATGACACTGAAATCATGGAATATCTCGAATTTCCCGCGTAAGGCGCTGACGGGTAGCGGGTCCGATTGGGAGGAATCCGCTACCGTAGCCGGTGAATATTACTACACAGGCGGGCTTACGGAAAAACCGAATATTGTTCTGGAGGACGGAGCGGAGCTCACAGAAGGTACGCTCGGGGAGCTCGGAGCTGGCGGGTGGGCATGGGGTGACAACGATTCGCTCGGAGACGACACACTGTATGTCAAGCTGACAGATGAGGCTGATCCTGATTCAAAGGGTGTTGGGTATGTTCAGTGCTCGGATCCGATAGAGCTGATGCAGGCGACAAGTGGGCTTGAGTGTATCCTGCTGTCTCTTTTGATAAGCAACTACAGCTATGAAAATGATGCGAATATATGGGTCTTTCATACGACCAGTGCGGGGGTGGTGCGGTTCAAGTGGGTGTTGGATATACCGGCGACGAACTCACCCTTTGCCCTGGATTCCAAGTTGGTTATGAATGAGGGCGA